AACTGTTTACGTCACTAACCCAAATGGTTCATTTGATGACATTTGGAAAGCCTTTATAGTGGCTTTTGCAGCACCTATCCTTCGAGCATTAAATCCTGACGATTCAGCATTTGGTTTAGGTAGCAAAGAGTAATGACAGCCCTTGAGTGGGCTGGCTTTGCTGCTGGAATTACCACCACATTAATTGGATTACTAGCCGGTTTACGCTGGCTAGTTAAAGGTTGGCTAAATGAACTTAGACCAAATGGCGGAGATAGTCTAAAAGACCAAGTGACACGCCTTGAACAAAGACTAGATGAACTCTTTATTGTCATCAGTAGGAAGTAGAATTTATTCATGGCAAACACAAAGAAACGCAAAAAGGTTAACCGGAGAGTTGTAAGAAAGTCTCCAGAACCTTTATCAAAGTTGGACGTTTATTTCATTACAAAACATGAAATATACAAAGCAGCCAAGAAGGCTGGGTTCAGCAATGAGTTGGCGTGGTTCTTCATGCAAGAACCTTCAGCGTTACCAGACTGGGTAGCGAATGATAAGCCTGATGCCATAATCCCAGTTATCCCAACACCTGATGAGGACGACGATTAAGCGAATTGTTTTAATTTCAGACACGCAAATTCCTTACCATGACCCAATCGCAATTAGAAACCTTATACGCTTTATTGCTAAATGGAAGCCGCACCAAGTCGCAACAGTCGGAGATGAAATTGACCTTCCTCAATTGTCCAAATGGGAACGAGGCTTGGCAGGGGAATTCGCTGGGACACTTGACCGAGATCGCCAAATTACTAAGCAAATCCTTTACGACTTACAAGTAACAGATATGGTCAGGTCAAACCATACTGACCGTTTATGGAATTCCATTAAGACAAGGTTGCCAGCCTTTGCATCATTACCTGAATTAAGGTTCGAAAACTGGCTTGGGTTGCCTGAACTGGGTATCAAATTCTGGCGCGAACCAATGCCAATTGCACCTAATTGGATTATTCTTCATGGTGACGAAGGACAGGTGTCTCAAAAAGGTGGTCAAACAGCCCTAGGATTGGCTATAAGGCATGGAAAGAGCGTAGTGTGTGGTCATACCCACAGAGCGGGGTTAGCAGCCTTTACGGCCTCATCAGGGGGCAAAATAGGGCATACGCTATATGGATTAGAGGTCGGAAACTTGATGGATTTTAAATCCGCCAAATACCTTAAAGGCGGCTCAGGCAACTGGCAGCAAGGATTTGGAATTTTATACGTCAAAGGCAAGAAGGTTTCTCCGGTATTTGTGCCAATTGAAAAGGATGGCAGTTTCATAGTTGAGGGCAAAACCTATGGGTAGGCAGACCGATTACGAGGAACGCACCATAGATGACCAGATTGACGCGATAGACGAGTCTGGGCTTATATAACAAAAGCGTTATACGACACGCTGGCATTTTGATTGCTGGCGTCGGCGGTGTGTGTCATCCTTCTCGTATCCAAGTTAACGGACTTGGTGAAACGGAGAAGCAATGAAGATAACTGCTCAGGACTTTGAGCGTTTAACGACCTGCCAAATGGAGTTTGTTGGCAATGATGGCTGGGTTGAGCAAGCCAACCGATTTGATGAGGACATTAATTGGTCTCACAAATTTATTTATTGGGTTGATACCTACGTTAGCGCGTTGGTAGCGGTTCAATACTTAGTCGATCAAAAGTTTGACTATTCAATTTCATACGACAATGCAACCCAAGATTGGGTAATTACCACAGACTATACAGGTTCTTGGATGGTGGCAGTATGACAATCAATGGAGTAACTGTTTTGTGGTTCTTTATTGCAACCGGATTATTGGCTTACGCTGCGAACTTATGGCAAACCGAGGTTTACAATCGCGGTTACTGGCGTGGGCGTGCGGTGGGATGGGATATGCACCGTAGAATGATTAACATAAAAAAGGAATCCGACGAGGTGTTTGATTATGAAAAAGACTGATGAGTTATTTAACGAAGTGCAACTTACACTCGCGCAGCGAGGTAGTATCTATGGTAATGCGGGTGTCAATCACCGTAGAATCTCCGAACTCTGGTCGGGTTACTATGACAGTTATATTTCGCCTGAGCAGGTGGCAATGATGATGCTATTGGTAAAGGTAGCAAGATTGTCCCAGACCAGCGATCATGAAGATTCATTAAAAGACCTTTTAGGTTATGGCTTGATTTATCACCAAATCGTAAGAGAAATGAAGGGTGAAGATGATGGCATTTAATATCAATGACTATGAGACGGTTGAGGTGAGGCTTGGAAGGTTTATTGCTGACAATCCTGATTTTATGGTTCATACGGAGTTGTTGGAAAGTTCTGAAAAACGTTTTATTGTTTTTGCCAAAATTTATAGAACATGCGTGGACAGCCAGCCATTTGCTACTGGGCTTGCTTACGAAATCATTTCGGATAGAGGTGTCAATTCTACGTCTGCGTTGGAAAATGCGGAAACGTCCGCAATTGGTAGGGCTCTAGCAAATGCAGGTTATGCCACAAAAGGCAAAAGACCATCTCAATCTGAAATGGCTAAGGTCATTGCAGCGGAGACAAAACCTTTAACCTTTAAGGAAAAGTTAGAGTCTAGGCAATCCGTCATAGCCGAGAAAGAAGAACCGGTTGAGCCGCGACAACCTCAGCCGGTTTCTTGGAGTATTGGTGATGCAGTAAATGCAATTGCAAAGGCAAGTCCAAAAGAACCTGAGCCATGTGAGCACGGTCACATTCTTAAACAGGGTATATCAAAGGGCAAGGGAAAACCGTACTACGGTTATGTTTGCAAGAAAGGCGTTGATGGTCACGCTAAATGGGCAAAACAAACAAGTAACGGAATCTGGTACTTCGAAGAAGGTTACGACAATGGGTGAAATGGAAATGATTGACCAACATGGAGTCAAGGCAACGTTTACAGACAATGGCGTGGAACTAGATATTGTTCCAATGTCAGAGTGCTGCGAGATATGCAATGACCCACGAATGGTGGACGTTAATGGAGTAAAAACCTGCATTTCATGCAATTGTGTAAATCATATTAATTACCCTCATGTCAAGCCAATCGCGTAAGCATCGAGGTTATAGAACGCAGCGAGTAGTTGCAGAGTATTTAAGGGCTTGGTATCCATACGCCGAGCCCACCGGTGCAGGTCGTCAAGGGAGTGACATCCTAGGTACTCCCTATGACATTGAGGTCAAAGCAGTAACAAAATTCAGCCCTTTAGCATGGATTAAGCAGATAAAAGAGCGCAAATCCGATAAACTTGCCTTCGTAGTATTGCGTTGCAATGGGCAAGGCGAGAAAGTTGAGGATTATGTGGTTTTACTTCCCATGAGTGAATTTATTGGATTACTAAATGACTGAGCCGGTGCGCTGCAAGAAGTGCGGTCAATGGCTTATGGAAGGTATGACCTGCCCTATATGCGCAAAGATCAATGCCCAGAGTGTTTAAGGTATAACACCACAACCACGAATTACAACAAAGATTACTTTCATGAATGTAATGATTGCGGTCATGAATGGAGTGAAGGTTATGGATAAAGAATCAACCGACGTTGATTGGGCTTATCAAAATGCCCTCAGAGAACAATGGCTTAAAGACAATCCAAATGCAGGTTATATAGGCTGGACATCTATCTAGTGTGGTGTAGATCACATCTCACTATTTGAGACGAAAGGAAATTACATGCGTAAAGGATTTGACAAGGCGAGTATGCTTCGAGCAAGCGACGCGCCTAAAAGCGCGAACGCGAGCCCCCAGAGGGGTAGGCTCGCGAGTTCGGCGCTCGTAGCATTTGGGGTATCTATTGTCTTAATTGCATTAAGTCTTTCGTCGAAAGAGATTGATTCCGTAAGTGCATTAACAAAACCAAACTACATAACTTACAAAGAATATGCCTATTTAAAGATTGAATCTATTACACAATATAAATGCTTAACTAAGTTGTACGGTAAAGAAAGTGCATGGAATCCAAAAGCAGTAGGCAATCTAGATGGTACTAGACGTGTGTATGGCATACCTCAAGGAAAGAGTGAGTACTTACGCAATGCCACTCCTTATCAGCAAATAGATTGGGGACTGTCATACATAGCCCATAAGTTTGGCTTAGATCATGATGGATATATAAACGCATGCAAAGCGTTGAAGCATTGGCAACTAAAGGGATGGCATTGAGTAAACACGCATTAGGTTCACAGAAATGGAAAGATCTACGCCTACGCGTATTGGCTAGGGATGGGTGGCAATGCACCTATTGCTTTAAAGATCTAAAAGGTGGTGATGCCACCGTTGACCATATAACCTCAAGAAAAGTAGGCGGTGATCTGTGGGATATGGATAACCTAACTAGCGCCTGCAAGTCATGTAATTCACGCAAAGGTAGCCGTTTTTTTAGCAGACGTTCTAC